GTTTCTGGTAATCCTTTCACTGATGTTTTAGGTTCAATAGGTATGCTTTTTTGTTACGCGTTAATTCAATTACAATACATAGCGAAGGAGACATACGAGCGTCTTAAAAAAGGTGATAGACGTGAATTGTACACATGGGTCACATCCTACCTCGAAGGAAAGGAAGATATTTCTGCTCCTAGTAAAAGTGATGACGGTTTTCTTCTCTCTAAGGGGTCGTTAGTTTATAAAAAACGATCAGAAGAGCTGATGGAAAAGATGAAGAAAGAGGAACCTATATCTAAGTATATGATTATAACTTTAGAGATGGGTGGCGCGATGCTAGGAGATATTCAACTTTTCGACTCTACTAAGTCGATGAAGAATTCCTCTTTTATAGGCAACGCAAATTCTTTACCAGCTAAGAAGTTCCTACCGGAATATGCGTGTAAAGCAACTCCTCATTTAGACTCTATCGGTTTGTATGAGAAGAATAGACTCAAAATGAATAACCGCGCTTACTCTGGGTTAGCATATAAATCTCGTATGGAAAAGTACGGAACTATGCCATCCTGGGAGAAGATAGAGGAGATTCAAGAGTATAATTGGAACAAGTTCATGATGCCTAAAGTAGGTCTGAATTATTCTGCTTTCTTTCAGAAAGCTTATGACGACGATTTAAAGCAAATGGATTTAGACCTAGCTAAAAGAAAAGCAGTTATGATCGAAAGAGGCTTACTACCTTCAACGTCCACAACTGACTATTCACTAGCTGAACAAGAGTATGTTAACGATCCTAGTTTACTTCAGTGGCGTTTTACTGATGGTGAAGTTAGGCCTGAGTTGATGGCTCTCCATTTTGGTCAAATATCAGAAGGTATTTGTGCCAAGTATCTTGACAAAGTCAAACCTAACAGAGCAGTCGGAAATATTCGATTTGCAGCATAAGGAATAACAATGAAAAAGACTAATATGTATTACAAGACCGCAGCTCTTGTAATTAATGCTTTGGCTCAACAGCCAAAAGTAGTGTTGCCTTCAGATTTTATGTCGGCTTACATTTTTGACGTGTCTAACACACCATTAGTTGTCGATGCTGACGGAACCGCTTTGATTCTTAATGTTGAATCTAATGCTGGTTACGTTCGCCCCGCTCTTCATGATCAACATGACGCGAATCGCGAAGACATTATCACTTACATCGGAAAGATTAGACTAACCGAAGCGAAGTTCGAGAAAACCGAACTCACAGACGTTAGTGCTATTCATGACGAGTTAGTTCTACGACTAGCTGATCTTTTAGCTTTCCTAGGTGCTATCTATGTTAAGGGTCGTTCTGATGAGTTGTGGGTTTCTACAGCAGTTACTACCGACTCTGCTGTTAAAGCCTTAGGCTTGACACCCCTTAGTAACATGGATTGGAGTGTTATTGACAGCCGACTTGACAAAACAGTCGCTGGTCTTGTGATGCTTTTCGGTTTCACTCAAGGTGGTAAAACAACATTAGCTCGTAAGGCTGCGGGTAACTCAGCTGCCTTCGTGCGTTGGTCAGAACCTACCGAACAGTTCGAATCTGCCGAAGCCAACTCAGAAACAGTAATCCGTGTTTCTTCATTTAACTCACTTATGCTACTTACTTCAGTTTTGGTAGCCTCAGGTCAGAACGTTATTAACGACTCTTATCGTTTAACGTACTCACTTGCTGGTGGTGGTGCCGTAATCCAGGGTCTAAACGCCGATTTCGCTCTAGTTATGACAGCCATTAATAACTTTTTCTCAGTTTTTGATGGTGGACGCGTTTTAGCTACTATGAATCCGATTTACGCTTTAGATCCGTCTGGTGATGAGGATATTCGTGGTAAGTCTAAGGAGTTAGTCTCTGTCATTAAAATAGCTATGACAGGTTCACTAGCTGGCTTCGTTTCACTTGAAAACTACCAGGTGAATTACGTATCCGCTCGTCTTAACGATGATACTCGTTTTGAAAGTGTTAACGAAGTAGGCTCTGGTCGAACTTACTCAGAAGTGGGTAATGGTACTGGTCAAATTGCTGAAGCGATGGATCGAGTTCGTGATCAGGCAAATACTTTAGGTAAGTTAGAAGAGCTTGAACTAGTCGACTCTTCTTCAATTGTACATAACCTTGATGCTTACGGCGCTTCTGTTGTTAGTGAC